CTACATGAGCCTTGCCATCTATATGAGCCTCACCACCTACATGAGCCTTGCCATCTATATGAGCCTCACCACCTACATAAGCGTCACCATCTACCCAAGCCTCGCCATCTACACGAGCGTTGCCATCTACCCAAGCCTCGCCATCTACACGAGCGTTGCCACCTACCCAAGCCTCTCCATATTTGGTGTCGTTTGGTAAATTGTCCTCACTTTCGATGTAACCACCCAAGTCTCCTTTCAATACAGTGCCAAAATCTACAAGAGCTCTTATCCTAAAATACTTCTTGCCAAAAATAACTTTCGTATCGGTCGTTAGTTCATATTTCTTCATTTTCTCAATATCCTTTCTGCATACTCACGCCCATCCTCGGTATTTCCACTGTTATAGACGCTAAGTGCGTCTGTATAATTTCCATACTGTTCGTATAGCTTTGATAGTATGGTGCAACCCAAGATTACGTTTTCCTGTGGGTTAAACAAATCTACGATTCCCAACTCTTCCATTTCGACCCTATACCATCTAGGTTGTATTTGCATTAGTCCTATGCTTTCGCCATTATCACCGATAGCATTGGGATCGCCATTGGATTCTTCCAAGATGATAGCTTTTATAATTTCCGGGTCTAATCCACACTTGATTGCAATATCATCAATCATTTCGTCACATATTCCCGGTATATTAAGCCTATACTTAGTGGGCTCAGTCTTACACGCCTCGGGAAATTCAATTCTCGTTGCTAGACTGTTCAGTAGTAATACCGATAAAATCACCAATGTTGGTGCAATAAAGCTGTACAGCCTTATACCTTTTCTCTTTCTTTTAACCATTTTTTATACTCCTTTTCGTTTTGAGGATTTTCGTAAAACTTAGTAATGGTTTCCACCAAAGAGCTAGCAAGCTCTGTGATGTCTTTTTCGTTAATTTCCACTTTCTCGCTCATTCAAGATAGTCTCACATTCTGCTAGAATCTCTTTTGCCTTTGGTGATGTGTAGACACCACTTAGCACGCTTGACATCATAGGGGGCTGTATTTTAAACCCACGCTTTCTCAGTTCAAATATAATATCGACCTGACGAATACCTAGTGACATCATTCTTTTCTTAATTTCAGTCATACCTTTCTCCTTTCTTACATCTTGAATTTATAAAACACGATTGACATTCTAAATAATTATTGTTATTATTCTTATGTAAACAACTCGCTTTTTCTTTTTAGAGTTCTCACCTCTAAAAAGACGGGATTTTTGTTATCAATTCGTGTTTCAAAACTTCTTGTTCTTATTCTAGTTCGTGCATAACGAATTGTCAAGCACAAAAATTCATTTTTTATAAATTATTTTTAAAAGGAGCAACGAATATGTCATTTAAAACGAATTTGCATAGAATTTGCAAAGAAAAAGACACGTCATTAACTCGAGTAATGCTTGACTTAGGTTTTTCATCATCAAAGGCTACAGCTATAAATAATGGTCAGCTACCAAAGGAAGAGGTGTTGATACGCCTTGCAAAACATCTAAATTGTCAGGTAATGGATTTCTTCATGGATGATGAGCCTAGTAACTCTGTCAACCCCACAAGTACCAATGGAGATATTTCTACTAATATAGGTGATACAAGTAGTTCGACAACCAACAATTATTATTCATATAGTAATAACTCAGATTGTCCCACACCTAATGATGTTAGTTTGGTTTTTAAGATGATGGATATCATGCGTGAGTTAGATGATAAAAATCTTAGTGACCTCATTAAATATGGTGAATATATAGCTAATAAGCACGGGGAATAAAATGGACGCTGTAATATATGCAAGATATTCAAGCAATAATCAGAGAGAGGAATCGATAGAGGGTCAAATAAGGGAATGTCGAGAATTTGCTGAGAAAAACAATCTACAAATCGTTGATGAATATATAGATAGGGCGATATCGGGTAAAACTGATAATCGCCCAGCTTTTCAGCGATTGATTAAAGATAGCCCCAAGGGTAAATTTGATGTTGTAATAATGTACACCCTTGATAGATTTGCTCGTAATAGATATGATAGTGCGATATATAAGGCAAAATTAAAAAAGAACGGTGTTAGATTGCTGTATGCAAAACAACCAATGCCTGATACACCCGAGGGTATTATTTTGGAATCTGTACTTGAGGGGTATGCTGAGTATTATGTGGAGAACCTTAGACGTGGTGTAAAACGTGGTATGCGAGAAAACGCATTAAAAGGATATGTGAATGGTAAAACCCCGCTAGGTTATAGGCGAGGTAAAGACAAAAAATATGAAATAGATCCCTATGAGGCAAAAGCTGTCCGGGAGATATTTGAGAGATATGCTCGTAATGAACCAATCATAGATATAGTAAGGTGGCTCAATGATAATGGCTATAAGACTACCACAGGTGGTCAATTTAACAAAAACAGTCTGCGTCGAATTTTGACCAATGATAAGTATATAGGTGTATATCGATACGACGATATTGTTATAGAAGATATTGTCCCGCCCATTATCGACCGAGAACTATTCGAGCGTGTACAGAGTACATTTGGGTATAATAAGCATTTTAGAGCCAAACAAAAAGCTATAGATCCTTACTTACTAACCGGGAAATTATTTTGTGGACATTGTGGTGCAATGATGATCGGTGAGAGTGGTACATCTCGACATGGTACTACTTACCGATACTATAAGTGTGCGACACGCAAGCGAGAACATACTTGCGATAAAAAGATTGAGCGAAAAGAATGGATAGAACGTATTGTCGTTGAATACACTAAAAATTATGTGCTGACTGATGAAAATATCGAGAAAATAGCCGAAAAGGTTGTGGAACTCATAACGCGGGAATATTCTGATAAATCTATGTTAGCCGAGCTTACTGCTCGATTAGATGATGTTACTACTCGATTTTCAAATTTATTAAAAGCACTTGAACAGGGTGTGATTTCCGAATCCGTCGCTAATAGAGTTTCCGAATTGGAAAAAGAGAAAAAATCACTAGAAAAGAAAATAGCAAGCGAAAAGATGTCAAAGCCAACAATCACAAAGGACATGGTTGTATATTGGTTGCTATCATTCAAAAATGGTGATATTGATGACGAATCATATCAAAGACGAATCATTGACACATTGGTAAACTCTGTCTTTATATATGACGATGACGATGGGACGGCTCGATTAGTGCTGAATTTCAACACTTCGAGTAACAACAATGTTACGATAAAAGTATCGGATACTACATCATTAGCTATACCAATGTACGCATATCCGAACCCTTATTTTGTGACCTCAACTCACATCGGATATGTGTTTTTAGTAAAAAGGTAAATCCCACTAATTATTAGTGGGATTTTCCTTTGAGATATATAAATCAACTAAGATTTACTACTAATTAAATATATCTGCTAATATGTCATCCGATATGTCGCCTAAGACATAAGCCTTTTTGATTCCGTGCTTTTTGATGTAAGCCCTTGTTGATTCGTTGGTGTACTTGTTGAGCAATATAACAGGGTAATCTCCGATGTTGCTTGCTACAAGTCCGTCTGCCCAAGCATTGATCAAAATCACGGTGTCGCTCTGTGGGTAAAACTTATCGGCAATCTTTGTTGATGTCTCGTATCTATCTAATCCGTCAAGCCTTGTTACCTTGCCGATGTCTGCAAGCTGTCGCTCAATATCCTTTGACACTACACTCTCGCCACCTAGTATGATGTACTCTAGGTCAGACTGCTTGTCTAGGAACGACGCTTGCTTGATTGTGAGATAGTCGCCTACCATCATAACAGGATAACGCACTGTCGAAACAGACACACCATCTGCCCAATCTTTGCCACTTGTGATGATTAGCTTTTTAGCCCCCTTTATGCACTCTTTGAGTACCTCAAGATTAGTTGCGTATCTATCAGCACCACTGAGCACCTTTACTCCAGCACCATTAATCTTTACATCACCACCGACAACTGTTGTCTCAAGTCCATTAGTACCCTTGCACTCATCATATACTAGATTAGCATTTTTAGTGTATGCAAGATAGCCAGCACTCAAGCCATCGGCAAATGTCTTGCCACTAACAACAACCTTGTTAGGCTTTAGATGTGATTCAGCGATTAGGTCAGCAGTCTTGTACCTATCTTCTCCATTGTACCTAGTTATCTTGACATCTGATGGAATAGATTTCTTCTCGACCACAGGCTGAGCATTTCCCCCATTGTAGTAATACTCTGCTCTGCGATAGAGTTCGTCTAGTCTATCATACCATAGTCCCGGACATTGAGTAGGCTTGATGTCACAATGCCCCTTTAGTGGCAATTTTCGACCGTAGAATCGCCATATATCAGCGATAAGTTCTGCTACTGTCTCAAAGTCAGCTGGGCGACACTCAGGGCGACACTCAATGCCGATTGACCTTGCGTTTTCTTCCATAACTCCAGTGTGCCAAGCAACGTTAGAATAACTAACGATACAAGCAACTCTACCAGCCTCAGCTACTAGATGAGCCGATGAGCCACTCTTAGGGTTGCATAGCCAATTAACAACACCCATAAATGACTGCCCCATTGCTCCCCAATGGTGAATACAGATGTATTCAGGGTGATTCTGATTCGTTTCTCCGACAAAGTATTTGCCAAAGTTCGGGCTGTCAAAGTCCTCTATAAATTGATATGCCATGGTATTTCTCCTAATTTCTAAAACCTTTGATTACAGTATCTTCCTCATCTGATGGGTCATTCTTTCTCGGCTCGGTATATTCCATAGCCTGTGCACTATCCTTTATACCATCCGTTGTTGGATCAACAACCACACCAAGTAGTACAAGTAGTTGTATTACTATCACAAACAGATTGTGCCACTGTTCCTGAGTAATAGATGGTACTATTCCCACCATACCTAGAAATGTGTACACTATTGATAGGGCTGTTGATACTATAGCTAGTAGTGTGACCTTGTTCTTTACTCTAAGTTTTAAATTCATCTTAACCTCTCTTTCTTAGCACCCACAATCAATAAGGGTATTAACATCTTTAATTGGTAACGCACAATAGTGCCTATAAATATCGTCCATAGTGCCATTGCCGTTGAGCTCTTTATATGCCTCAAACATAGTGGTCATATCCTCAAACTCGATGATTGACTTCCATCCTCGCTCTATTGCTACTAACATTTCCGACCTCAGTCTGAATCGTAACATTGCCCTTGTCCCAACCGAATTAGCATTGAGTTGTCGAGTGATTTCCTCAATGGTATTCTTAGCATTGTTGTTATCGAGAGATTTTTGGTAGTCAGATTCTATTTTCTTAGCTAACCAATTAAACCCTTTTGCTATTGAACTTATAATTGCCAAAACTCCAACGGTTATCGAAATAACTACTGCTGTCATGCAAATACCCCCTACTGACCTAGTTTTGAATATATAGCTTTAATAGAGTTTGTATTAAGTGTGTAACCTGTTTTATAGGTAACGCCTTTATATACAGGAATCGTTGTTGTGAACGTTCCCCCATTGCCCTCGCCATATATAGACCCTTTAATATCATTCTTACTGTCAGATATGTAGGTTAATGTATAATTTGTAGCACTCCCACTTGTGACTTTTACAACTAGAAATCCATCAGCAGGGCAAGTCCATGACCCATTACCCCAATATACATCAGTTGGTTCAGCAAATTTTGGAGATACTCTAGCGAGATAGTTCGCAAGTGTTTTTAGCGTCCCACGATATAATTTACCACCTGAACTTAGAATTACTAGGGTGTCATCTTTGTATTCCGAACCTGTTGCCATGTCGAGACCTCTGACATTTATCGAGAGTGTCCCATTCTCGTGCATTTCCAATATCTGATTAAGTTTCTCGTTTGTTTGATTTATATCATTCGCACCAAATAAGGACGTATCGTCAAACTCATAGTAAGTTGTTTTGTCCTCAAAAGACACCGTGCCATCGTCATTCCTAATCATGTTATATTTCTTATTTCCTGAATAAATTGCGTCTTTGTAATCTGTTCTCAAGCTCATTAGATTATCACCTTTCTTTGTTCAAACCTTAACTTTAAGTGTCGTCTATTATCATAAGAGTTTTGTAAAATATTGTATAAATGCAATATTTCACCCTCTAACCTATTTAGGTCTGAAAATGTCATGATACCCTCATCGGGCAAATATCTAGGTGTGCTACCGATATTTAGATTAACCGTATGGATATTAATTGTGCGAAGATTATCCTCGAACATATTTATTTCATCTGCATAGAAATAATCACCCACTTGCTTATCTTCTCCCATATCAGCTATCGAAAACTTTGGGTAAAGAACTTGTGCTAAAGTGTTCAAATGGTTGAGGTTATTTTTAATACGATTGTAATCTTCTACATTAAAGTAATCTCCCTCATACACACCATCGATATAATTTGCTGACCAATCCGTTTTTGGTTTTTGCCACATATTATCCCCCTTGTCGCCTTGCTATCACACTTGCTGAAAATGAATTAGTAAATTTCATATTATACTTGTATATACATACTTTCATCTCAGGGTGGAACTCATTTTCCTGATTAATAATGTCATTTGCGTCTAGTTCAGGATTGCCCCTTGTATCATATTCATATTCAATTCCAGATGTATAATACTCTTTGAGCCATTGTAATAGCTGATTTGCCATCTGCTCATCGCTTAGTAGTGGGTTTGACCACTTAATGACTCTACCTCGATTATTCAGCGACGCTCTAACTTGTTTCTCGATAACATTGTATTTGCGACCCTTTATTTCCAGCTTATGCTTACCTGCCACCTGATATCGCACTGATATTGCATAATTTGATTTACTAACAACACTTGCTAGATTAGACCTATCATCGACTAGCACGTTAAAATCATAACAAGGTGAATCAAAGTAGTATGTAATCACTTGATCTTGTGAGACTTCGATATCCTCTGAAATTAGCACGTCCACTTTGTCCGATTCCTGATAAGTGTAATAAGGTACTATTATTTCTTTAATCGATTCTTGCTTTATAGCCTTTGGTGATGACAACATATCTCGTCTAGTTATCATAAAGTTTGTAGCCGTCTCTAAACCGATTCGTCTTACTACCACATGGTTGTTAGGTTTGATGGTTTCCTCAAAACTGAATACCATCTTGTCACATTCGCCAAAATCTCGTATGACTGACATCTTTTTACTAATCTCTGAGCTATCCACAGTAAAAGTATTTGTATTCACCCCATTGTTATAGGTATCGATTGTAAATAAAGACGGTAATGTGTCACCGAACTCAATATTGACATTATAATAGGCTCGTATATTATCCATCATGACTGCAATTTTGACAGGGTTAGCGAACGCTCCTGTAGAATCTGTCGCTCTATTTGATACAAACCCAACGGATCTCCTTGACACCCCTGTTCTATTTGCAAAAAACATACTACCATCAACTGTGGTGTAATCTCTATCAAGTCTAGCAAATTCCACCTTTTGACCCGGTTTAAGTACGTTCGCTAGATTCGACATTCTATCCCCATCATCAGAACCGATACTTAATTCAGGTATATAATTTGACTTTATCTGTATCTCACCCCATCTTGATTGAGATACTGTACACCTACAAGCGTTCGCTAATAGCTGTATTACCTCTTTCAACTTCACTCGAGGTATTGGATTTTTGAGTTTAAGTAATTTCAATCTAGGTTCTATGTAGTATTTTCTAATACCCATCTCTCTGAATAGACTTGTGAGGACGTCGTAATAACTAACCCCCACTGATGAATATTGACCCATACTATACTCTCTGTCTAACCCTCTGAGTAAATCTGTGCCTCGAATTGTCGCTGTGTTATCATCGCTCTCCCATTCTGTGCAAACAAGCTGCCCACCTTTGACCCATTCTACATTATTAGAATCGGGTAACTTATAGCCATACATAACACTGAGTTGCTGACCTGTCTCAAAATAGTTTATCGCTGACTTTGGGTTATCCACATTAAAATATTTGTCGTCGTTTTTGAGTTTGACCATAAAATCAATCTGTGGGATATCTGCCGAAATTGGTGACACATACGATTCAAGTGAACTATCTAACACATATTCGTTGCCATATACCAATCCCAATCCAAACTGTAGTGACTTTATTCGCACTCGACAACCCTCGTACTTCATTTTTCGTACCAAGATGGTCACTCCTCGCACTTTATCAAAGGTTTCATCTGTTACCCATAACGATTTATCGTTATTCGTTATATTAAGTCGTTTTCCGTTGTTTGTAGCGATTTTAAACGCTGTTGGATAGTTATATCCAAAGTCTATTGAAAATCCCTTAAAACTGATTTCCTCGCTCCCAAAATTTACCAAAAGTGCAAATTCTTCCGTCTCGAGTGTGTTTTCCGATACAATCCCTGTATCATGGTAAATAACATCTAAATCTTCTCTAGGTAGGAATCGCATACTACCATCAACCTTTGTAAAATTTCGTTCCAATGTAGCATACTCCACATTATTCGCCCCAAAGGTTAGCACGCTTGCCGAACTAGAGTAATATGATTCATTACTAGCTCTCAGTTTTGCCTCGGTCTGTGCTGTCTGATTTATCAAGCCAAAAGATACCTGAATAAATGCCCTCTCTCGCAATGGCGAGCTCATACTAGCTTGATATTCTTTTGATACTTTTTGCATAACTCCCCCTATAGACCTGTGTCGATTAGATTGACTTTACAATTTCTATAATGTGTAGGTGTCCCATCTTCCGTGACCCAATAAGGTTCAGCCGTTCTATCGCCACAATACATCCTAAGTGTCTTTCGAGCATTTGTATAAGGATCATTAAATGTGACATTAACATAAAAGTTCTGTAGCAATGACAATATTCTCTGCCATTCGCTTGCTGTGAGCCATGCCCACTCCAATCCGTCTATTTTATATTGGTCTCGTCCAATTCTCTGACCAACAACTGCACCATTGCCATCTCGACCCGCATTTACAGCCGTTGTGAGAACTATCCTCACTCCCCTTTTGCAAGGGGGTAATGCGTAACCATTAATTGAAATATAAGCCATGTTATACCCCCTTACTTTGCAAATACAAATCCATTAGCGTTCCTCTGAGTTTCAACCACGTCACTTACCGTCCTATTACCAATCTGAACTACTGTGCGTTCGCTCTTATCAGCTTGTCGCTTAGTATCTATCGCAATCTCCCTCAGTGTAGGTTCGATATACTCTCTGAATAGGTCAGCAAGTTCCTGCTGTGATGTGCCCTCTGCTCGAGATTGGGCTGTCAACCTTTGACTTTCTGTAAATAGGCTATTTGCCACATTTTCTGAGAGGTCATACTCTTGTACTACTGTTTGAGATCTATTGATTGCCTCAGCACTCACCAAAATCGCATTAATCACCGAATTTGTGCAAGCTACTAGGAGATTGTTCATCTGTGACCAATACCCTGTGAACTGTAGCATACCACTGATTACAGCACTCCTCATCGCCAATTTGATTTGTGACTGATTCAAAACTTCTGTCTGACCATTTATATGTCCGACCATTTCTGCCCCGGATTCGCCAGCTATGAACATTGAGCCATGTAGAGCATTGCTAGTACCATTAGCATACATTGGTATGTTGCCCCAATGCGTCTGATTACCGTTTCGCATATAGCCACCATCTGCGAATGTACCAAAGAGATTCGAGTTGAAATATCCACCACCTGATAGTCCAAAGAAATGTTTAACCGATTTCCAGTTCTTTTTCTTTAGCGATACATCGATAGTGATTGATGTTCCGATAAGATTCTCTAAGCTATGTCCTCGAGCAAGCCTTAGATATACACTTACTGTGATATTTCCACCAGCTCCTACCCATGACGCAACTGTTGTCCAACCTCTCTTAATAAGTTGTATTGCCTGACTGAGTACAGGTATATCACCTACCCATTCTTTAACCGTTCGCCAATCTTTACGCCTTAGACTAATTCTCTGACTGAGGGTTGGGATATCACCGATGAATGAACCTATTGTTGACCATCCATTCTTAGTGAGATTTACTCGCACTGTTACACTAACACTTAGATTGTCGGATAAGTTATAGTTTCCACTATTCTTACCTATGACCTTTCTAAGTTCTCGCAATGCACCCTTATAGCTTGTCATCAAATCTCTACAATCTTCTAGCTTAGGTATAGCTTTTTTCAACTCTCGTCTTAGAGATGAGGCTTGTGTGCTTATGTCATGGACATCATCCGACAAACGCTCGATTGGGTCGGCTAGGAAGAAATCTAGCCCCTTATCGATTGTTGCCCCAAATCCAGCTATGGCTGAGTTCTTTGTATAGTCCCATACCTCTTCTGCAAAATCACCCATAAACTTAGTAAAGTCCGACATATCGTCTTTCAGTTTTGGTAGCTTATCATTTAACCTACCTAGAGCGGGTGCTAATCTACCACTCAAACTATTAGCGACATCGACAAGGCTATCTACAAATAGTACAAGTGCTCCAGCTAGCTCCACTAACAACGCTGTACCTATTGCAATCGCCATTGGTATAGTTCCCCCTGTTCCTACAGTTATAAAGCCTAGTCCAGCTGTAACAACACCAATTCCAACTAACAATAATGTGCCATATTTAATACCCCTCTTAATGGTATCGCCATTTTCCAAAACGGGTTGCCAAGCCTTACCAACCATCTCTAGTAGTTTTGCAACGATGATGATTTCAGCAAGGAATATCGCTGTTGCTATTCCTATCTCGACTAATACTGCAATACCGATTGCCATGTTAGGTGCAATTTCCTTACCCGCTTGACCGAGTAGATATGTGCCCCCACCGACTGCAACAAGTGTTAGCGTACCTAGTCCGACACCCTTTATGATGTCGTCTTTATTTTCAATTACAGGTTTCCATGCTTTACCAACAAGTCCGAGTTCAAATCCTATAAGAGCAATCGCCCCAACAAATAATGCTACAGCGACGATTACCTCACCCATTATCACAAGACCTAGTCCCATATCTTTCGCTAAATTCTTTAGCTTACCTGTCATCCCTGACTTAACCGGGTTGACGGATTCTGTAGCCTCTGTAATAGTCTTTGTTTTTTCTAGTACATCTGCCTTTTTAAATGGGAATTTTAGTTTTGAAAACCAACCGAATACGAATCCTATTCCAGCTAACATCTCGATTGCACTGATAATAAGTTTAGGTGAGCGAAGAGCCGACCAATCGCCTTTTTTAAGTTTTGGTATGACTTTTCTCAACTCATCAATCGTACCCGATATACCTTGTATTATCATTCCGACACCGAGGGTTTTCCAATTACTTGTCATAATTCCGACGGCTATTCCGATGTTTCCAATACCTTGAATTACATCTTGAATATCATCAAAGTTAATACCATTTTTAGAGATATGTCGTAAAGCTGTGACAATTTCACCTATACCTTGTACAACTTTCAGTGCTCCACCGATTTTGGTTTTGCCGAGAATTATGAGGGAATCACCGAGCATACCTGTAAATTCCGATATAGCTTTTCCAACTGTTGAAAAATCTGCACCCTCTTTAGCAATTCTATGTATAGCCTCGACAAATTCTAGTATATCTTGGACAAATAGGATCGCTCCTACTATGGTTATGCCATTAAAGACACCACCTAGTTTTTCAATCTCTCGAATTGCCGATAACAAACCTTTCGCAATTTTCCACGTACCAAATGCGACACCTATGGCTACCACCTCTTCAAGTATGTGACCAAATCTAGTGTCCATTAACTCGCTCCAACTGTTTATTTCTTTGTCGAGACCGAGCCATTTTTTCATCTTTTGGAAAATCTTTTCAAACTTTGGCGAAATCTTACCTAGTGTAAAATCATAAGAATCTAAGTCAAAATCCATACCCGTTCCTAGACCATCTACACCACCGATTCCACCACCCCCACCTGACCCACCTGAGCCTTGCTCTAATGGTGAGATGATGTGTAGTTCATCGATTCCTAATAGTGCATTTTTAAGTTCTTTAGCTTTCTTTGTAGCACCCCCTAGTGCTCGACCCGCATTATTTGCGTTGTTGGTCATACCACCTAGAGCACTGCTACCTTTTTTGACGCTACTGTAATCGATATCAACTTTCTTATATCCGAATAATCTTGCTAGCACATTCGCCATCAGGGTAATCACTTTTGCCACTGCGATTGCATATGGTAATATAGCCTGTAGCATTGGAATGAACATATTACCGATTGCCCTAGACGCCTGTGTTATCTGAGCCTTGAATATTCTTAGCTGATTAGCAGGTGCGTCGATTGTCCTTGCCATATCACCCTGAGCCACTGTTACTTGGGTCAAAATAGCATGGTATCTCAACTGAGCCTTTTCAGCTTGTGTCATACTATTTACGCTCTGATTTATACCGAGGTTGTACGCCTCTTGCTGTAACCTAGCTACAGATAAGTCAAATCCTAGTCGTCTTAGTGGCTCTAGTTCGCCAGCTAGACCCGACTGTAATTTCTGCATAGAATCTTCATAGCTGATATTAAAAAATGATGATAAGTCATATCCTAGCTGTGTTAGATTCTTTGACATGATGTGGGCTCTGTCACTAGCGACACCAAATCCCTCAGTAATAGTATTAAATATACCTTGGTTTCTCATCCATTCAGCTGGGTCAATTCCCATTGCGTCACTAACCTTTTCACCAAATCGCTGTGCCGACTTAGATCCCTCGCCCATTGACGCTGTGAATAAGTTTAAGTCCTCGATATATTTATTTGATTCCGTTATAAACCCACTGAGTTTCTCTCTAAGTTGTGAAAAGCCAACCCATACCATCTTTGCCTTAGCGTATATACCTACTAGACTACTTTTTAGACTAGCATTAGCCTCAGCGACCTTACTTGATGTATATGCTAATCGTGAAAATTTAGATGGCAAATTACTAATATTGCCTTGCAATCTTTGTATAACATAGCCCAATGGTGCTAGAGCCCCTGTTAGACTCTTTAGGGTAGCTACAAAACCTTGCATATCGGATGACTTTAACTCCCTCGCTATAGCGGGTAACTCCTTGAGTTGGTTTACAAGTGTCTTTACACCCGACCCACTTTTAATGTGTGATAGACTAGCCAAACTTCTCGATAATTCGTTTAGATATGAATAATCACCACCCTTGAAATCCTTTAACCCATCTGATATTTTTTTGAGTTGGTTTCCGAGAGAGGATGATATTTTGTTCTTACTAACATCGGACAAGGTTTTGATAGCATTTGATAAATTTCTAATTTTTACCGACGCTGACCCATCTAAAGAACGGGTTGTATCGTCGAGTTTTTTCAACTCACCAATAACGCCATCTAATCCGATCCCACCTTTTAGGGAATCTCTAAGTTTTGAGAGAGAGCTCGTTAAAGCCTCGACACCATTGACTGCCGACTGTGACGATGTCTGTATCTGTATTTCCAGTGCGTCAATCCTCATTGCGTCTGACATCTTCTTCCCCCTTTTCACTGAATCTTGCGTTATTGTTCACTGCGAACATTTCCATGAATTGTTTAGCTTTAGCCCTATTCGTTTCTTCCTGCTTTTCCTGAGCCTTTTCTATTGCTGTATCTCCGATTGGATATGCCTCACTGAGATATTCGATAGGTTCATGACCACCGATAACAGGTGTTACCCTTAATATTGCGTCATAGATATATCGTCCTTGTAACCATGCCATCTGATTAGCTTTCGTGGTTTTGATTTCCTCAGCTTTTCTAAATGCCTTGACTATGGTTGGATCATCATTCCAAAATTGGTCATACGTCATACCTATTGCCAAATAATATGGAAACTGCTCGTCGAAAATATCCGTATAAGGTGTTAGAGAGAGATTTTTAAGCAAAACCTCTCTCCTATCATCCATTGTGTAGGGCGACGAATCCTCTAAAAATCCGTCGTCCACTCCAAGTTTCCCTTTTTTGCCGGCTCCTCTACAAGTGTCATGATAGGCTCGTTATACATTTCTGCCAACTTACCTATTAGCTCGGACTTGTTGTTCATCTTCTCATAAATCTCATCAACTAGCTTACGCTGTATGAATCTGTGATGTGCTAGAAATGAGCCAGCGAACAGTTCAGGAAGAGTGCTCATCGGCTTTGTGTCAACTTCTGACGCAATAAACCCTCTCTTTTCCATCTCTGCTACGGTCTTTCGTGTGAACTCTAATGTGTATTCTGTTCCGTCGTAAGTAAATTTTAGCTGTTTCATTTTATATCTCTCCTTTTAGTATCTTTAGCTTATACTGTAGTATCTAGTGTGATAGGTGTAGATGGTGCGATAGAAATCTTCATCTTAACAACCTCGTTGACACTACCACCATTAGGTGGGGTCACTGTTAGCTTGCCCTTGAATTTAAACTTACCGTCATCACCCTTTGGTGTTAGTGCCCCAGCTGTTTCTGTGCCACCAAACCATACTCCATACTCCTCTTCTTTACCCTCGAGTGCCTTTAGCTTTTTATAATCAGCTAGTGTGTAGTTAGCACCAAACTCGAGTGTACCACCTGATAGGATTCCCGGCTCAGATGTTTTCATGCTGTCCGATAGTGTTGTTGTATCTAGCATTTCAGGTGCACCACCGAGGTCAGGAAAACTTGTGATATCTAGTACCTTTTCCCAAGTCGATGTACCCTTTTTCATCAGAAAAGTCTTATATGTGATTATTGCCATAACCTTTACCCCCTGTAAATTTTCTTTGATGTTGATATAACTGCTCTATATTGAGCAACCATTCGATAGATTGTAGCGTCGTTTTCGTTTTGTATAGGGCTCGCACCCATTCGATTAAACCCTAACCCACTAAATACGTCGTCCACAATCGATAATATAGCTTTACATTCAGCCTTTTTACCACTAACCTTGTTCGAGTAGATGTTAATTCGATACATCACCTGAGCGTGATTCTCGACACAATCTGTACTCCTAGTTCTACGATAAGCCTGATTGTCCATCTCCACTATAGATACACAAGGGAATGATGGTGGTGCTTTCACGTATTCACCAGTGATAAATATATTCTTGTACATTGCTCTTAACTGCTTAGATACAGCATTGAATATTTCATTTTCTATATCTATCATCCATAAACCCCTTTTACTATCTTTGGTAGCTCTGAGCACACTACCATAAGTGCCTCATACATCGGTGATTGCATTGGCGTACCGTGAGTGAGTATAAGTTCACCACCGTCCATATATCCCCACACATCTCTTCGACCTAGACCATGACCATAACTACCTATCGTCATCCCCATCTCGTTACCTTTTTCATGAGGAGATTGACCAACTGAACCGTTGTGGTATACACCCGCACCAAACTCGACCCACACTGCGTCCTCACCTTTTGCGATTACAACTGTTGTATTGCCACTGCTTGTGTGTGATACTGTCACATTAGCTTTCTCAGTTCTACCGTTTAGTAGGTCACTGACAATCGCTGAATCAAAACCTGACTGAGCGTGAGATTCTAGCACTTTCGCTATCTCCTCACGCAAAATTTGTTCTTTTTCTAAAAGTCCCGATTTATATTGCTCCAACTTTTGGATTGCTTTATCGACACTATCCTGTGATAACTCCACCTTGATCTGCATTACGATACCGTCACTTTACTAATCGCCACAAGTGTCGAATTAAGACTTTTTGCGACTTTCTTCACGATGTAATTATGTGGTGTTAAGATTTGACCATCTGCGTCTCGTCTCAGTTCACCATTCGTTGTGAGTAAAGGTACGGTGTCTATCCACAAAATAGTGTACTCATCTATCGGTGGCGACACTTTATCTAATGCAATTACACGATCATAATTTTCAGTGTCACCAAAGAGTTGGCTTTCAGTCTCCCCTTTTGCCGACGATATATTAGCTCTGAGTTTTATTGGGTCGGCTCTATCGATTCGATATTCACCTGTCCCATTGCCATATTCGTCGATTATCTCCGACTTATCGATATAGGGCGAATACCAAAATGATGTCTTATTTCGCTCCAAGCATTTCACTTCATCACCCCCACGATAGGTGTGATTTGAGCGAGTAGCGTTTCAGCTATATCCCCGGATTCATAACTTCGAGAGATACCATTCTCAGCATGTATTGTCTGCCCCTCTGCCCCTCTTTTATTGAGCAAATATACTGCTATCTCGCATTGCATGATTTCATACTTCTCAGGTATCGTTTTATTTTCGTCACCAAACGGATATAACCTGTTTAATATTTTCTTCTCTGCAATTTTGAGGTAGGTGAGCAAAGTTTCATCAGTGTCAACCCCCTCTGACATTGCCTTTACCATACTGAGTTTTTCATCATCTGTCACTTTGCTACCCCCTTACCATTGAAAAGAAAAAATGAATGAAAACCAAATTAAGGTGTGATGATAATCTTCACTGCCTTTGTCTCATCAGTGAGTGCCGCAACATAATATTTTCTTGAGAAAATACTATTCTTTCTAATATTTGCGTCTCTCTGCTGTTCGATTTCTGTACCCTTTTTGTTAAAGAGTGTTACCGCGTCTTTCACACCGACAATGCAAGTACCAGCTACTGCGTCTTTCTTTGTGTAGAGATTGATTCCTGCTACAGTACCTACATAACCCGTTCTCGCAAAACTCTCAACATACTTTAGGTCATCTTTTAGAGCCTTACGTACCAATGCCATGTCTTTTGGGTTTACAAAACCAAATGCGTTGATGTCCTGTGGGTCATTATCAGTGTCCTCGACATTGATAAGTGAGAGTGCGTCAGCAAATGCACCAAAGTCATATGCCTTTGGCTGTACCTTTAGTTTCGCCTTGTTGTACTCAGCGAAGATATCAGCATTTACTGTGTTAAACATATCAGCACCCATGTACTTTAGTCCTGTTGGGACAAGCATTGGGTCTGTCATATTCTGCTCGTCGAAATACTCAAATCTGCTCTGAGCTAGTGCGATTGTGTAAGGTCTTTCTGTGTACTTAACCTCGATTGACTTTGTGTTTCCTGCACCCATTGCTAGCTTTTCAGCTCCATTCACTGCACTGTACACGTTAATCTTACGCTCCATACCCGGTGTGCCAACTAGAGTGTTGTCAACCTTACAAAACTTTGTCAAATCGAGATGTGACTTGTATGCGTCCTCAATCTCATTTGATAGATAAAAATTACTATATATTGTGTGTGCCATTATTCTTTACCCCCTGTATATAGTGCCTCATATTCCGTTGGATTCGCATTTGCGAACTCCAATCGCTCGCTTGGTGATAGCTTTCTAAATGCCTCTAGGGTGAGTTTTTTATCGGTATTACCACCCTCTGGCTTTGGTGTAGAACTGAGGATATCTGCCTTAATCTTGCTTTCCATCCCTTGTAGATGTGCCTTTTGATTTGCGAACACTTTGTCGTTGTCCCCATCAACCATTGCTGTGGCTGTATCTGTAGCCAACTCATCGCTATAGCCCATTGCTAAGAACTGAGCCTTGTACTTGGAGACCTCACTGTCTCTTTTAAGATTCGCATAGGCTGTCTGCAACTCGTCAAATGCCTCTTTATCTTCCTGAGTCTTTCGCTCATCTTCGCTCATCTTATCCCTTAGCTCTTTCTTCTTAGACGCTAACTCGGACGCTGTTTTGTCAAATATCTCTTTCTTCACATAACCTGTGTAGTCAGGATCATCAAATTCATAATCCTCGAGTGCTTTCAACTTTTCAGCCTCATTCATCGCCTCATATCCGACAATCTTTGTCAAATCAATCTTCGCCATAATACCCTCTTTCTGTGTTTTTACATCTTCTCTGATTCTTTGTGTTTTTACTTCTCTGTAGTATTTTGTGTTTTTACATCTTCTCTGATGTCACTATCTAAAACGGTGGTTTCCGTTTCATCGTCTTTATGTTGATTGTAATAGTCCATGCTCATTGTGTATGCCGATTCGCTATCGGTAAACAAGCCACTGTGAGAAAATGCTAGCTGTGGGTGAATCATCTTGTTATTTAACATTGAGATTAGCACCTGTGACTTGCTCTGTACTGCCTCATAGTTTCGACGTGTGAATCGCATGTCTATATCTTTCAATCTGAGTGTCATACCACCCATATCTCGACAAATTTTGAGAACTAACTTCAACATTCGTTTCTCTGAACGCTTAAATACATTCTCACTGTCTTTAGCTCTCGCCTCAGCGTCCGACCAACCATCTCGTAACACAACTGCCGACCCTGTATCACTTGTGGATGTGCCACCATTACGATTAGGCATACCACATATTGTGAGTACCGACTGATACATATCATTCTTCAAAGTCTGTACTTGTACTTGATTTAACTCTTTTACAATAAGGTCAACATCTATATTTCCACCTTGACTATTAGGTGGAATCTTAATCGCACCCGCCTCGAGGAATTTCTTAAAGTCATCGATATCTATATCACACCCTACAAACTTCCAGTATGCTTGTACAAACTGCTCCACTCCATCCATACGATTGCTATCGACTGTGTTTATTGCGTCCAATAGTGGTAGCACGATTTCAAATGCACCCAACCTTGAATTGTTAGCAGGGTACTCAAATATTGGAATCATCCCAAGTATGTGCTTTTTCGATTCGATAATTTCACCATCACAAATCCTATAATAATCTGTGTCGGTATAGACCGATTTGAATACTCTACCATCCTCATCGACACGCTCTTTAACAGCTAGCAATGGCTTATCGCCAATTTCATTCGAGTAAACAACATATGTATCTCTAGGGTCTAATGTGTACATCTCAAATGGGCTGTCATCGACTTCCTCGGGTTTATCTGCCAACACCAATCTGTATGCTGTGCCACAAATCATCTGCCACTCAACAAGCTCTTGATCTTGGCTTGCCTTATCCTCAGCGAACATCAACTCGTTCAGTCTGTTAATCTCTTCGACAACTGTTTCGCCACCATTTCTGCTAACATATTGAATGGGCTCACCACAAAGATAGCCGACCTTAAATGCCACGATTTCATTCGCTCTATTTTCAACAATCTTGTTACAAATATCCTCACGGATTTCCTTATGTCTATATCTAATTGGTTGGTCGCCTTTATAGTATTTGTATAGATAGTCAATCTCGCTACGATTCAAATCGTGGTCAATTTCAACCTTTTCCAAAATACTAAGCACATTATCGCTCGTAACCTTTGACGCACCTACTTTAATGACACGTCTACCATTTAATTGTTTTGCCTCTAGTCTAGGCTTAGATGTATCTATTTCGTGTGCCAACTTTACCCTCTCTTATCAAATAAAAATAGTGCATAACTACAAGTAATCACTTGCAATTATGCACCATTCTGAACCTTGACCGACCTTTTATAAGTATAGTATACCACAATATATAGTATCTGTCAATATTTTAAATTCTATATATGGTATTAAATTGGACGCCCAAATACTTCAATCTTACCATTTGTGATAGATTGGGCGAACTCCGAAAACATTGCCATTCCATCAGGTACGTCGTCATGTGTATTTTTACCTACCACCGTATAAGAGCATAGCATATCCATCATTTTGCCATAGTCACTCTGTCGCTTATACATACTCTTATCTTTAAATAGGCAATGCTCTTTGACCCAACCACTATTAACTATGATTTTGGTTTCTTTGTTTGCTGTGGTATATTTCGTGGTGATTCGAGTATTACCACCTCTCTCTTTTATCTCCTTATTTACTTTCTCAGCTATTCTCCCCCCAGCTGAATTACTCTCGAACCGACACATCTGAACATCGTTAATCATCAATACTGCAACTAGCCGAGCGTCTACAATATGTGGTAGGCTGTTGTCACATACACAATCCTCAATATAGTAATCATTTCCAAATTTATATCCAACTGGCAAAAACGCATAGTCCTTACCCTTATCTTTCGTATCGCATACTCCTATAATTGCGTCGGGTTCGCCATCAGGTAATTCAAAGTATCGCCTTAGCTCCTCTTCATTGTACAATAGACCCTCTCGCTCAATAGGTTCATTCATGTATACAGCTTTCCATGACGCCTCATCCATGATTTCTCGTTGCTCTCGATATTGCTCTGTGGTAAATCCAACATCGTATGGATAGAAAAAATTAGATTCATCATTCTCATCCATAGCAGGAACTCGTATGAATTTTGCTCGCTCGTTACCCCCATATTCACGCTCTAGTCGTCCTATAACATCGTGCACTGACCATCTTGTAGCGATATGTAGCTCCTTACACTTACTACCTTGCTTTCGCTGTCTAAGGTCGGTTGTGTATACTCCCCACAACTTATCCAATCGCTCTTTCGATAGTGCTACTTCTAGTCCCGATACAAGATCGTCACAATATAATAGGCTCATTGCTCTATACAATCCAGCATTACCCGTGCCGACCGATGTAAACTCCAATGTCTCAAATCTTTGTCGTCTATCAATATCGATTCGACAATCCTTGGCATTAGTGCTAGTGACTGATAAACCCGAAAACACATCGCTCCATAAATATTCCCCTGATGGATCTAATATTCGCAAACACTCATCATAAGCACCTCGAATGAACGAATTGGAATGTGAACCGATTAGAGACGGCTTATTGGGTTCTCGACCAGCTATCCATGTTAAATAAAATATTGCAAGTGTACTCTTCCCAACGCCCGGTGGTAAACTGATTGACAATATATCTAACTTATCATCTGCCAAATCTTGTAATGACTTCACCACGTCATGTAATGCCTTACGCCTTGGTATGTAAAACTTTTTATCCGGGTCACGCTCCCATTCCACATATAACATGTAGCTTTCAAAATCCCAAGGTGCTAATACCAACAATACTCGCTTATGTATGCGATACAATCTGAGCATTTCCTCATTATCGGCAATCTCGCTTATATTCTTTTCAATCTCATCTGATAACCATTTGAGCTTAGAAATCACACCCTCTTTATCTTTAAATATATCCTCTTTGCATATATAGTAATAATCTTCATATGCTTGTACATTTTCAGGATTTACTTCAATCTCTTTCTTAATTTTACCTAATATCCCCATTTAACCCCCAAAAGAAAAAGACGCTATCGCTTATGCGATAACGCCCCTAATCTAAACTTCTTATATTATTTTACTATACTACACTCTTTCCAAATCTTACCGTTCAAAATAGTCCCATCAAATGTAAGTTTATCCCCCACCTTTAATTTTGCTATTTCATCTCGTTGATTATCTCTAAAATACGCATAGAATTGCTCAGTTCTACCGTCTTTTTCAGCAATCATAGTCAACTCTATTCCACCAACGATGTTTATATCCCCACCGATATTTTCAATAGTGGCTGTTGTCCTAAATCGCTCGTCGTTATATAACTTCTCAGCATTATATTGATTTTCAGCATATTTATCCATGATATCGATTGCATTGATTGTATCTATATCGGGCGTGGGTGCTTTTATAAACCCACTCTCTCCCAAAAAACTAATGGTGATACAACCTATAAGACCCACTACAATAATAATGGCGAAAATGATACCAATTATATTCGCAATTTTCTTTGACCTTGACATTTAGCACGCCCCCATCAATATCGGGGTATGCACCCCTTTGACCCAATTCGAGCCACCATACTTGTAAAAACCCTGATAAAATTTCTCATTCTGCAAGATACTTCTAACCGTGGATGGTTGGAATCTCTTATCCTTACGGGTTTTATATCCATTCTCCTGTAATATATCACAAATATCAGATAATGGCAATGACTTGTTCTTAAAAATAAGTTCTACTACCCCTCGCTCACTTGGGTTAATGGTCAACACCCCATCTAGCACACTATATCCATATGGCTTATTTCCACCTGAATATCCCCCACACTGAGCCTTTAGCTGACGCCCCTTGCTAGTTCTTAGAGCAATATTTTTACGCTCCTGTTCTGCCACAAACATCAGTAGCGACCTATAGATATTCGCAAAATCATTACCCTCATCAAACTGCTCAACCGACGATAAGAGCTTAATATTACGCTTTTCGAGGGTGTAAAAGTAATAGAAATATAATTTAGTATCTCTAGCGATTCTGTCGCTCTTAAACACAATCACTGCCTCATGCTGTGGCAATTCATCAGGTCTATACAGAATCTTATCAAGTTCAGGTCTCTCCTCAGTCGTACCACTAATTTTATCAATATACCAATTCTGTATCTGATAACCCTGCTCGTTCGCAAAATCCAAAATCGCCTGTTTCTGAGAATCAACACCGTACTTATCATCACCAAACTGACCCTCTGTAGATACTCTTATATACGCTATCGCTTTCTTCATAGGAATACACCCCCTCTTCACTATATGCAAAAATATTTGCACCTTATCGCTTTATATATGTCAACTCAATATCATATCCTAATGCCTCTAACATCGATACAAAAGTCTTATTGACGATTCCGTCTTTCTTTTGCTTGATGATTCGATTGATATACTGACCTGTTGTACCAATGGCTGACCCCAAATCTTCTTGGGTCATATCTGCCTCTAAGCATTTGACCTTTACATCTAGTTCTATGTTGTTTAATATCATGTTTTCACCTCTCTTTATGTGTAGTATAGCACTATGATGATATTATGTCAATACTAAATGTGTTGTAAATTTATCTTTTATAAGCCTTTTTAATTTTTTGGGGAATTTAAGCAACTAACCCGAGGTGGCTGACCGGGGCAGCTATCCCCCACGGGTATACCCTTTATACATCTAATCAAGATTAGATTCTACAGCTACACCCATTAAGTAAATGTATAAATCTGAGCACTAAAAAACCACCCTTTAGAGGGTGGTACACTGTTATGATTTTTTCGCTAAATCCAGTAATAAAGCTATTGGAAATAATATGATTGCTAGTAGTATCATTCTAAACACTCCTTTGACTAATATAATTTGTATTGTCTCTTTGTCTTGTAGCTACCTCACGAATATTATATAAGATGTCGCCCACATCTTGCAACAATGTGCTAAGCTGTCCACGATAATGTTCGCCGTATTCTTTGCCGATATTGTTTATTAGCTCAAGCGATAAGGATGTGATCAGCTCTTTGAGACCGTCTAAGCTATCCATCATTTTATTACAATTTGAGACATCCACAAACCTATTGCGATTGTATGAATCAAACATCTCAATATATTTTTGTGTCTCTTCTGCTCCTAACTCTGTAGGCGATTCAACATTACAATTTTCAAATATACCATCAGACCACTGACCAAACATCTCATCATCGCACTGCGTTGCTGTTTCTCTTGCAATTATAACAATGTTGTAATCGTTTGTACCTAGTATATCACTATTCAACACCCTAATTATTCGCACACCATCGCCCTCACGGTAACCCGTAAAATCGTTGTAGTGTGATGGCTCAAAACTTTCTTTATTTCTATGATATCGTTCATCGTCATAGTGGTATGCACCTCTAATTAAATAGCCTTTTGTAACCATTTTAAACCACCTTTCTATATCTTGACCAACACGGAATCGCCTTTATTTGACGCCTTAATTCAGCCATCGCCTTTTTAATAGCTTTCTTTGATTCCTCATAATTTAGCCATGTTTCAACCCAACCGGGATATACAACATTTACGCCGTAATTATCAAGTAACTTTTCTAATAATTTTTGAACGTCTTTCACGTCATCCATCGCCATTTCTTTTTCATTGTAATCATCAAAATACTCCCTTGGTTCAATATTAACTACTACCGAAAACCCGCTATAATATCCGGGTTCGACCCTCACGCCTATCCAATCAGTAGATAGTATTAGCCTATCTATTGCACTCTTGCACTCGCTAGCGCAATCATATTCCCAATCAAATATCATTTCACTGTACGCCTCTTGAGCTCTAAGCTTAATATAACCCTCTAATGTATATAACTCTTGTAAATACTCATTTATTCCAAACTCCTCTGTAGCCCATTCCCTCAACTCATCATCTGATATATATTCGTCCGTGACATACCCTAATGTAATTATATTTCCTCTTGCTAGATTAATCGTTCCCATCTCTTTATATTCCTTTCTTTTCCATCCTCTTCAAACTATTCTTGATGGCTGTTAGTGTTGTTTTATTGCCATTCTTTGTATAGACACCATAAGCATATACGTTGTTACAACTCTCTTCATAAATGAACCCGGCTGTGTAAGTGTCCCCACCCTCTGACCATTCAAAAGGCTCTATATTATGTTTTCGCTCATTGTGTCGCCTTGTGCTTGCACTACTGGCAGGACGCCAAAAGTATGACCCTCTGCACCTATCGACTTCATACAGCACACTATATATTTTATCTATAACATCCATCATTGTTACACCTCACACCATTCATCACATGTTAGCTTGACAAAATCCTTTTTACGTATTCCACAGAATGAATATATGTGCTTGCCTGTTGTAGCACTCCAACCATCCCACAGCCTCATAAATCTGTCACCATCTTGGATCAAGATCAATGTGTCATAGCTTTTTAATATCTTCATCCCGTTCGCTAGCTCCAATATTTTCGCTTTTCCATAAAATGATTTTTGAGTCCCGACCGGGCAAACTTCATACTTATTTATTATTTTGATCTGTTTTCTGTTTATCACAATCATATTACTGAACTCTAACATGTTACGCCTCACTTTCTCCCATTAATTCATCTAGTGCATTATCGATACACTCCGGCAACACATAACACCTAATAGTAACGTCGCACGCCTCTGCACCTTGTAATAATGTATATCTTGCCTCTTCGAACTCTTCCAACGCATCCCCCAATAAATCCAAATTGTCGCCAACATATTCCCACGCTTTTCGATTGCTCATTGTATAACTCCCGGACCCGTTACCCGTTACACTATCCTCTACAAATAACTCATCATATAAGTATTCTTGTAAATCTACAAGTGAATCAAACTCTGACAAATCAATATTATTTTTGATGTAATCAATAACATCGTTTTTAACTTCGTTGTAATAATCGTAATACATTGTAACCACCTTTTTATAAACTGTTAAGCTCTGAAAATAATTCTTGTTTTTCCTCTTTCAAGTTTTCTATTTCTTTCAATCTCTCAAAAATCTCAATTTCTATATCTTGCCATTTTCCTGTGCCCTCTTCGTATTCTGTCATGTCCATTTCTAAATCGTTTATAGCACTCTCCTCATCCTCTATTCTTTCGTTAATATATTCAATATCCTCTCTAATCTCTGATTCTGTAGGCAAGCCTACAAGCTCATACACGGTATCAGGCTCAAACCATAACAAATCATTTAGCTCAGTTTCTTCAACAGCATCTTTGCCAAACATATCAGGTAATAGGCTATCTAACTCGTCTAATTTATCCTCACGCTTTAATCTCTCATAAGTATTAACTGCTCCACTCCACGGTTCAAAATCAAATATGCTCATTTCTTTGTACAACATCTTATGACCTCAACTTTCATTTTAAAATTAACTTTATTTATTTTGTAATTAAATAATACACCTTTTTATTTACTTTGTCAAGCATATTTTTTATTTTTTAATAAATATTTTTTCTTCCTTTATATATAGCATTATTTTTACAATAAATAATGATATTTGACAAAATATATTTTTTATGGTATTTTATTAATTACAAAATGAAGAGGAGATACTAAAATGGAACAATCAAAAATTATAAAAATGATAATGGGCTATAAAGGGATCAAGAACTCAGATTTAGCAAAGAGACTAAATAAATCACCCTCTAATCTATTTCAAATCTTTAGTCGCGATAACTTTAGGACTCAGGAACTTGAGGAGATCGCCGACGCCCTAGACTGCGATATTAAGATTACATGGATAGATAGAGGATCAGGAAAAGAGTTTTTATAGCCCCGGATCATGAAGAGGTTTTATAGTCGTTTTTAAACAAAAGTCGTTTAAGGCTCAAAATTGAGTTTTAAGCGATTTTTTATTTATAGTCGATAATTTTATCAATAGTCGCATAAAAGTCGCTTAAAAATTAAATTAGATAGGTTCTAGCCATAGTTGTTCGTAATATAAGAGTTGTAATTCGTAAAATCAAAATATAGTCGCATAAAAATACCACTAACGAATAGTCGCTAGTGGTTTTTTAATTTCTTAGTCGTTTTCTATAGTCGGTGGTAAATATCTTGCTCTGATATCCTCGGTGCTAAAGTCGTCGTCTCTTTGTGTGTTCGGTGTGACCACGTGTTCCTGTTTGTCAGCATACCCAAAGTTGTTTTTTCCTAGGAAAATTCCAGCTACCGGGTTAATCTTACCTGATGTCATGTATTGCTCCCACATATTCTCCATAAGATTGTGTGCTTTTTTGATTGACGTGGCAACGGAAATGTTTACATTCGCATAGTACCCTTGACTATTAATAGGTCTATCATTAACAATAGCCATCAGCTTGTACCTACTTATCCCTAGTGACATCGCCAATCCTACAACAGTCGGTTTCATATCATACTTAGCATATATACCAAAGAACTCATTTATCCTCTGATTCACCTCATCCACATTATCAAAGTCGATTTCAGGTAAGTTGAATATCTCAATCCCCACCATCATCGTATTAGTATTATCTCCCGGTTGCAAGTCATAACCATTCATACCGATCACGGGAGAGTTCTTCCCATTCTTCGACTTATTGGGGCATTTTTTCTTTTTCTTACCACCCTTATACTTAGGTGAGAACTTCTTTTGCACAGGTTTACCTGTTCTAGGGGAGATTCTAATTATATCTCCATCCTCATCGACCATAGGCTTACCATTCTCATCTAGTAACACATTATTATGCTCTATACTCAATTTTACCCTCTCTTTCTCCAAGTGGAGTTAAGTGATAACAAGTGGAGTTCTGAGGTACTTTGGGTAAAGTCCCCTATAGAGACCCCTATATATAAAACTTTCCCAAAATTATATAAAACTCCACTTATTTTACTGTTTTCCACTTGAAATATATATTTTAAAATAAAAAACTACTCATTATATCCGTTTTTGTATATATTAACGGATTATTCTAACTACATTATTTCCTTTAACTTTAACCCCTCATATGCAACATATCCATCCTTAGTCGATTTACGGTCATACCACTCAGGGTGTCTGTCAATTTCTGCTCTAAATTTTCTACTAGACATCACCTGTAGCCCCTCACCTTTTGCCCAGCTTTTATATGCTGTGTGGATTTCTTTAACCTTAGTTAGTTTACCGTCATCTACTCTCTCACATCGACAATTTAAAAACTGCAATACCACATCACAATCCTCTTCATATCGTTTGATTACTTTTTGCATATCATCAGGTACTACTAGACCATGTTTTTTGTATTTCTTATAGCCCTCTATGAGCCATGCAAATATACCTCTCATGTTCTCCTCTGTGAGTAGCTCTGATTTTAGGTGCTTGTCCTGCTCAGCTTGTGAGAAATGCCTATTAAACTCAACGACCTTTAGTCGCTCAGATGTAAATAGCGATTTGTCTGTGACCTCGGGTAAGTCGTTACAAGATAACCATAGTGAAAACTGAGGTAGGAATGTTATAGGAGCTTGGTATAAGGCTCTACCTGTGATTTCTTCGCCACCTGTGAACTGCTTTATCTTGCTCTCATCTAGCCTAGAGTCGTCCTCATTCTCAGCCATAGTCACAAATCTGCGACCTTTTAGAGCCATTATCTCAGGTGTAGCCGATTGTGATTTCTGACTACTGCCTTTACAGATTAGCTGTACATTGGCTACAGTCGAGTAGTCTCCGAGCATACTACATATTGTGTTAAGTAAAGTCGATTTACCATTTCTAGTAGTTTTACCATGTAAGATGAACATACATTCTTCATTACTTTCGCCTAGTAGTGAGTAACCTAGAGCCCTTTGTAGGAAATCGGCTTTGTGCTTATCGCCCTCTGTGATTTCGTCGATAAATTTTAACCATCTCTCTGATTTGTACTTGAATCTACCATATCCGAATTTAGTTGTCATAGTCAGGAAATCTTCCCATCTGTGCTCGGTAAACTTATGTGTTTTCAGGTCATAAGTACCGTTTTTACAGTTGATTAGATATGGGTTTGCGTCAAATATAGTCGGATCTACTGATAGCTCTGTTATAGCGTCTTTTTGTACTCTGTCTCTGACACGCCTGTCCTCTAGCTTTTTAGTAAACTTTGTGTAGGCATTACGGATTTCTTCCTCTGCGATATCCCAAGCATAGATATTAAGTAACCTCGTAAACTCTTGTAGTTTTCCTGCTGTAGCATGACCACTAGGGTCTTTGTCCCATATGTGACCGTTATAGACAAACCAGCTCTTATACCCCTCGCAATATTTTACCTCGTTTTTATAGACTACTGAGAAAAGCTCTGCTAGTCCCATCTCTGACCACTCGTACCCACTGTCACTTTCGCTGGAACGCTCTGGGCGTTCTTTTTTGATGTGGTATAGCTTGTCGGATAGTCTCTCATCTGCGATGGTTTTGCCATTGCGTGTTATAAAAAGCTGGTCTATATCCACTTGGGGGTCTTTTTTGGTATTGTTACTCATAATTATATCACCTCGCATATCTTGATACGCTACGACTTATCACCTTTAGCTCTCTGTCCGATAGAGGGGGTACGCATGCAATCTTATTGATGTGCTGTAGCTCTCTATAGATTTCTTCTTGTCTATAATGTGCATTATGTAAACTACCTGCTATAGATGTTAAGCATATATTACGACCACCCTTGTCGATTTTAGGATATCTAGGTCGGAGCTTTATTTTGCCCTCTGACAAAGGATTGTCCCATATAGGTGTATATATCCTATCTGATGTAAAACTCGCTGAGGTGTGCGATTTTGTGGGTAGATTAAAGTATTTATCCACTATGTAATCTATTGCCTGCTGATTTTCGACAATTTCATCATACATAAAGGTATTCCCGGTCATTATGAAGAACCTAGCTGACTTATATATCTCGACGCCATTAAGGTTATTTTTTCCACTGAACGGCAAGTCGCCTTTCAACAAGATGTGGAATCCTCGACCACTCTTAGACTTTTCTGTGTAGCTTTTACACTTATTGATAATATCTACTGCGAGCTCACTGATGAGACCGTCCTCATCGTAACCTGTGTCTATATCTATACCGACATAGCCATTGTCGGCAAATACGAATCCTAGATAATCGTAAAAGCCGTCTCGTACCGATTCTATAGCATAATCATAAGTCTCCCAAGTATTATTGTCAACCGAGGACGCACCCTTATACTCCCACGCCCTCATGGGGGTTTTGCTGTCTTTCCAAGCACATACCCACTGCTTTAGAGCTCGTAACTCGTTAGGGATTTTGTCATAGTTTGTCATATTAGTCCTCTGTTTTTTGCAACCTCACGCTCTAGGGTGTTAATTGTGTCCCACATCTGCTGAACGGGAATATCATACTCGATACAAGCCCTCTGTACGTTGTCGTTAAAGCCATCATATTGGCTATAGATGGTCAACATGGGCTCGGTGAACTTGGGGTCTAGTGACTTAAATGCCTTGTCACAAGATTCCCATTTTAGACGGTCTACCTCTGACTTAAATACCGGCTCCTTGTACCTAGCATAAAATCTAAGTGAGTGGTTTACATAATCTGAGTAATAGCTTTTTGACATTTTATTCTCCTTTCGGTTCTTTGTATTCTTCCTGTAGCCATTTTTGAATATCAGAGTTATCGCACATAGTTTGTATTTGAAAACCTGTCGCATGTCTGTGAACAGCAATTATCCAGTCGATTCCATCTACAGTAGTGTTGAATAGCCATTGACTACCTACATCCATAGTTTTTATCATTTCAAGATTTGTCATATTATACCTCGCTCTCTCTTAATATCACCTTTGATTCGTGCTATCGTATCTTCTGCGTCGATACCGGGATTCCAATAGTTTATTGTGAGTATCAACTCTTTCTCGATTGTGTCTAACTTTATCATAGTCTCTTTATATTTTTTATCTGTAGGTGACATATTTAGAGACTTTATATATAGAGACTTAAACTCACCTGTTGTTGATGATAAGATTTGACTTATTACCGAGACTACTGAGTTCTCAGTGATCTCTTCAATATCTAATTTACGATTCAATGACTTCATTAGAGGTGAAAATGACTCCTTTCTCCAATTCTTTACGGCAATCACAGGGTCGATATTCTCTATCGAGTGTGATTTGCACTTTTTACACTCTACTGTAAAAGCGATGGATTCTAGGTTGTATCGCATATTCCATCGTTTTAATACAGCTTTACCATTACAAAACGGACAAGGCTTTCGTACAGGTATGGTGGTGGGTATTTTTATTTTACTCATCGTCATCATCTACCATTCTCGCATATTTCCATGGGTTTGCATTACGGGCTGTTTTTGATGTACGACCACCAATATAGCAATATATCTTACCATTCCGATACTTTGTGAAATAACGCCTATACCACCCCTCATTGTCATCGCTAACCTCTATTAAGGTATCTTTCTCGACCTTTGACCAATCAATCTTAGGTTCAGATAGTTCAAAATCCATAACTCTTTGTATGTGGTCTTTTATATCCAAGTTGATATAGTCATTCTTGTTTAAACATGATACATTTTCATATTTACAATCATAGCAATTATCATAGAGATTATCATCGCAAGTCTCCATTTTCTTTATTTTTACAAATTTTCTAAGATACTCTATTGCCGTTACCTTTGTTACATCTATTTCACCCATGGTCACTCCCCTTTATGCTCTTTGAGATATTCCTCATCAAGTAGAAAACTGATGTTGCAAGCCATATGTGATAGGTGGGATAGTCCACTCTCCTCATCCACCTCGTTGCCCTCGATGTACGCAAGTAAGTGTCTGTAAAGTGCGTCTACATACCTTTTCGGTTCTACCTTTCGCCAATTCTCGCTATCTCCGTACTTCTCTGTTCCATACATTCGCACCTCAGCTACTGCCTTGACAAGCTGAGGATTTACAAGTGATAACTCTAGTTTCCCCTTATCAGCTTTTGCCGATTGGTCGATATCGGTCGTTTCTAATGCACTCCAATCCCCTGTTCGTTGATGTAATATCCCTATTATGTCACCTCTAGTAAATAATATGTTTCCTCGCTCGTCTACCACTCCACCTAATTCACCGTTTAACTCATTTACAAGGTTAATAATGTTTTTATACGCATTTTCTGCACTCGCAAGGCTGTCATAAGATTCGCAAAAAACTGTATCATTCTTATAGTCGTGTTTGCCTCTCACATGTACCTTGCCTGCTGAGAACTCAATGGGAAAATCTGTGCTAATTAAAAAGTCAGTATCATCTATCGTTCTCCTCAAAGTCTCATCTAGCCACAACTCTCTTCCTGAAATTGTTGTGCCGTCTCGCCTTAACTCTATTTTTAGTTTCATTACCAACGCTCCTTATCTTTTCTCGATTCTCTTTCCATACGATAAATAGCATACAATCCTAATAATGTTCCTAAAATTATACAGAACATACCAAACGCACATAAATCCATTACCCTCACCCCTTTCTAATCTCTTCTAAATCGTACTTGTATTCTTCTAACTGCTTGTTAAGTATGGTTATGCTAAATTTGTCGAAATCGTCACGCTCTAATAGTTTTTCGACATTATCTATCCCCCATTCAAGAAAAATGGTTGAGTACTTTATCAATCTATCGTATGGTATCATCGCTATCCCTCTTTTCTGATTTATAAGGGCAATCCCATATAAAATGTGATGACGCACTTTCAATATCAGAGTTCCCTGTTTTCTTACAAACGCCTTTTCGTGGTAGTAATGGTGATGTGAGTAAGGGTTCACAGTAAAATGGACAATCTGCACAACAAGTCACCTCAATCGATATTATTCTTTTCTCAGTCATTCTGTACCCCCTTGTATGGTGGTATTTCCATCCATGCTACAACTCCGTCAACTTCATAACCCGACATCGATAGGCACAAGAAATCGTCCATCTCAAAGCCATCTACCCATATGTTTGTCCCATCGGTCACAAGTACCTCTTCATTAAGATTAGGCAAGTTTTCGACAATCTCTGTCCAATCAGGATGAAATTCTTTTTCCTCAAGGGTTATCGGTCTGAATGTGAGTTTATGCCACTGTTCCACAATGGGCTGTCTGTCAATGATGTCTAAAATTTCACTTTGTCTATACGCTATTCCACACCTTGCGTCAATCCCATCATCTTCATATCTCGTTGGTGTGTTGACAATTTCTTTTATCAGCTTATCTGCGTCTATCAATCTCATTTCGGTTCTCCTTAATTCTGTTATCATAGTTTCTTTCGATAAATTCTATAAGTATGTTCAAAGTGTCTCGCATTGTATAAAGCTCGATTGTGTCATCAAAAACGATTCGTATATTAGGTCTTTCCGTTAGGTCTATATTGTGATTTGGGTTAGTGATGGCAGAGATGGTCGCGTTGGTTAGTCTGTGTTTAAAAGTGACCACTCCTATTGAACCTATTCTGATTGAATCTGTTGAGACTCTCATAGTGATACCCCCTCAGATATATATGGTTCACCTGTCTCGATATCTTTGGCAAAAACATGGTACTCTTTGGGTACATTCAACATGTCGTATTCGGAGAACACTCGTTTACCGTATTGAGATGAGGGTGCACTTACAAAGTAATAGCCTTTATATTCCGTGATATACTGATGGTTTTCAGCCGAGGTTAATAAATTAGGCAACATAATTTCATATTGAGCCGACCCCTCTCTATCTTTGAGAGGTGTTCTAGCGAGCTTTGTCGCCCATTTAATCGCCATCGTGTCAGTGAGTGCTCTTGCTGAAATATTAATGTCCATACTGTTTTGGGAAATCTTAGATATACTTATAACAGGTTTATCACTGTATATGTCTGTGCAAATTATCATGTCATCCGTATTATTAACAGCAAAGTCGAGTTTACATATTTTCTTAATAAATTCGGTGTATTTCATTCATAACTCCTTTTCTTAATATTGGGTGTGAGACAATCCCACACCCATAGATATATTAGTCATCTAGTGCTGACATTAAATCACTTTGACCGTCAAAACCATCTGCTGACCATTTATCACCTAAGTTGGCGAAAGTGACGGTCTTACCTGTGTCCTTGTTAGACTGTACGATTGTGTGCTCGACCTCGGCTTTTATGTAGCAACCCACGAGTGACTGTGGATCAATCTCCTCAGATTCCCAATCTTGGGTGGCTGTTTTGCAAAAATATGAAAACGCATTTAATGCACCCTCATTCCACTCATCATCGGCTGTTTTTAGGCTAAATCTTTCACGGTGCTTTTTACCCTCTTTAGTTTCGAGGGTTATTTCGATTTTTCCAAAGTCCTCATCTTCTTTTACATCCGTGATTAAAAAGATGTATTCGCCCTCGGGTAAAACCTGATATGTATCTCTCATTGGTACTCTCATATTATTCTCCTTTACTTCTTAAAAATTGCTATTCCGATTACGATTGTAAATTCGACAAAAATTGTCGTGATTACTCCAGCTACGAACGGGTTGATGTACATTTTTCTCTACTCCTCATTTTGGCAACATCTTTGATGTTGTCTATCAATATCTCGCCATACTCTTTGTTTAGGTCTAATAGGATATCAAGATTTTCATCAGCGATTCCTAACATCCTCATTTTTAACATTATTCCATGATATGTGAGTTCATTCACATCATTCAATTCCTCTTCACTGATGGTTATTAATTTCTTCATCCTATTCCTCACTTTCACTTTTTGAAGATTCGACGAACATGTCAATTAATACTTTGCCATAGTCATAATTGTCCTTGAATACCCTATTCAAAGTATGGTTATTTCCATGTTTCATATTTAGTAACATCAGTTGAGAATATGCTATTTCATTTATCATGTACATTTTCTCCTCACTAATTGTTATTGTGTTTCCATTCATTTTTTCCATTTTTCACTCCTTTTACTTAACTGCGAGTCTATATGACACACTAGGTTCGACTTTTGCGTATTTGTCAAATACTCCATCAGATTTGAGTAAGTCATCATCATACACGGTCTTTTGGCTTTCTGTCTTAGTTAGTGTCCAGATGAACGTAGCTCCCTTAATTTCGACCTTTTTATCACCATCCCTAAACTGCTCTGTAGCATGTTTTTTGATGATATCATTGATTTTCTTTAATCGCTTTTCCTTATCTGCAATCGACTTTGTGACCTCATCTATCTCAGATTTTAGCGATTCTCCCTCAGCGATTAAGCTGTCGATATCTGTGTCAGGTGATAGACTATTTGTCCTCAATGCCTTTAGGAAATCTGCGTCAGCCTTTTCATCAAAATCCGGGGATATGCCAGTGTCAACATGGTTCTTCCACCAAGCCTCAGCCTCAGCCACCATCTCAGCAAAGTTCGGGTATTTCTCTGAAATCTTAAACTCAACCGTGATTGTGTTATTTACAGTTGGGTTAAACTTCTCGGGGTGCTCATAGTCACTATCTTCTAGGAATGACGCAACCATTACGATATCATCAACCCCCAGCAAATATCCGTACAAAGACGCTTGCAATGAATAGTATTCAGGTACGTCGTCTTTCCAATCCTCAACTCGCTTTGTGGTTTTCATTTCAAAGACGGTATCTATCTCACCATCTTCATCTAGCCCTAGATAGTCCCACATACCACCGAGGTGCTTGTTCTTAGGGAAAAAGTCACCCCAAGTTTTGCTAAAATAATCTTTTCCATACACATCCTCGGGTGTCACGATTTTTACACCATATGCCTTACGCATGTATTCAGCCTGCTTAGGTTCGATTGTCTTACCTGCCTCGGTGTAGATAGTACCCTCAAAAGGTTCTTCATAAGTTTTGGTGATCGCACACCACATCTGAAAAGGTGTCGCCCATACATTTTTACCTAAAATTGTTGCGAACCTAGTTCCTGTGATCTTCTTTGTTCTCTTTGGGGGGTCAATCTCTATATGATTATCGACCCATCTAATTTCTTTCATTTATTCTCCTTTCTATCTAGCACATTTAAGTCTCTAATGATTTTAGCAACATCGACACCACACATTTCGTTAGTGTCCGATATGAATTGTTGAGCTGACACTCGACCATCTACAACTTCCTGTAATAAAGCTGAATACGATTCGCAAAACTCGGCTAGTTTATCGCTATCAAAATCAAATACCATTTGTGCTGTTCTCACCATAATCGCAAAACTTGTTTGGGTGGTGAGTTCTATTGCTGAATCGACTTGCCACGATTCATATTTCTTTGTCTTAGGCTTTTTAGCTCTAGGAATAGCCATGACTTAACCTAGTTTCTCTAGCTTACTGCTGACTTCCTGTGTCAATTCTTCGCACTTGGTCTTTGTCAGATTTGTAAAATTCTCAGAATCTAGGATGATTTTTGAGATGTATGGTTCTTCCGATGGGTTCTTTGTGTTAAGTTCCTTTAGAACTCTCTTCAATCCCTTAATCTGTAGTGCTGTCGCATTATCCTCGGGTGCCGTTAGCTCACTCTTTGTCTCCTTACGCTCCTCGACTGTAGCTGGGCGAGTTTTCTTAGGTGATTCTGATTTTGTAGATGTATCACTTGGCGAGCCGACACTTCCGTCAAAGTCATCACTCTCGACTATATCCATTGCAATCATGTATAGATATCTACGCATATAGGTAATTGAGCTACCTAGAGACTGCATTTCATTTGTCGCCTGCTTACCCGTGTTGCTGATGATAGGTTCAAGCACCTTAAATGGTGATGTGAATACAATCTTGTCATCAGGTGCGTCAGTATTGGTGATTGTTATCGTCGCTGTTGTGTTTGAGAATCTCACGATACCGATAAGACCGACTGTGTTAAAAATCTGTGTAACAGGTGGTACAATGTCCTCTAGCTCGAAGAACTTAAAAGCTAGGTGCATGTTTTTGCCTGTCTTTTTGATATTCTCTTCCAAAAACATCGCTCTCGCTCTGTTGAGTTTCTGATACACATTGAGTGTTGTTGTTTCGATTTCATCTTTCTTCTTTGTTGCCATTTTGGTTTTTCCTTTCTTTGTTCTCTTAACCCCTCGAAAATCATCGATTTTACGATTTGCTAGGTCTATGTAATAACTTTTATCAACATCGCTGATACTCAGCTCATTACTGTTGTCAACGATACAGTGATCAGGCAAGCTCTCTATCTTAGCGATAGAGCCATTTTCACGCTTTACCTTATATAATTTGCCTCGCCTAGTGTCTGCCGTTGCATACACTCGATTCACCTTTTGCATAGGCACTTCCTCGCCATCGACCAGCTGATATACTCTCTCAAATTTTGAACCAGCTTTGGCGATAATTTGATAATCAAAAATGTTGTCGTTTTCAGCGATTGTCACATCAGGTGGTGTACCATTTACCATGTATTCGATGATGGCTTTTTTAACAGCGATAGCACTATTGTTAATCGCCCATTGTCCTTTTACAGATATTCCATAGTTTAGATAGGCACCTACAGTTTTGACTTTGCCTGACATATCCACAAAGAGTAGATTATTTACATCCTTTATCCACACTTTTTGGATATCATCAGTTTCCAGCTCAAACTTTGTTTCTTTTTCCCACTCGGCACATATTTTGTCCACGATTGGTAACTCGCTCTCATCGATTGAGTACATCAATCCGTCAGTGTTAAAATTGAGTGGGATAAAGGTTTTACATTCATTTACCAATCTCATCAGTAGAACTGTGATAAATAGCTGACCTGAGATTCTCATTGACCTAGTTGGTAATGGATCATATAGGTCATTAAATTCGTTCTCCTGTGCACCCGATAAGGTGTTGAGTGGTAATTTCAAGTCTTTCGCCAACTGCGTGTCGCCATTATGTTTCGCCTCGATCCTATCCCTCTTCATCTGAAAATATATTTGAGGGTCAGCCACGTTTCTCGATATGTAGTTATATATCTCGATAAGTGACGGATAAAGGCTCGATACATCTCGATTTTGGATGATTCTAGTACCTTGTCGTTGCTCGAAATAACCCAGCTTACTACCGTGTACACCACCCCATGCAAATTTGCAAGGCATACCTGCGACCTCAATCTCTAATGATTTTTTAAAAAGCTCGTCATCAGGGATTGAATCATCGTGTATTTGTTCAAAGAAATCCAATATTTCTTTTGGTATCACTGATGTGTCTAGGTTTTCCGGGAATACATACTCCCTACCATCATTTCGTTCCTTTCTCTTAGCACCTAGCATTTGAGCTGTTAGCTTGGCATTAGTGCTAGATATAGCTTTTAGTGTAGGTATATTCGCCCTCTGACCGAGATTCTTTTTAGTGATGATATAATCTTCTCTCAGTTCTATAATCTTCTCTGTTGCGTCAACATCGTGCTTACAGTATTTAATAACTTCTTCTATCTCAGCTTGTGTTAGTGGTCTATCTATGGTAAAATCGACACTTGATTCCACAATGTCCATACCTAGATGACCCTCGATGGCTTTTAATGATAGCTCTTTGTACATATCGTCACGAATATCAACGTTGTTTAGGCGAAAATAACTGTCATTCAATGGTGGGTATTGCCAACCTTGGAATCCCTCAATTAGGTAGTCATTTAAGGCTTTTAATTCCTCGGGCGAGAATCCACTGACAACACCTTTTGCAATATATTGGTCATAGTGCTTTGAGTTAAATCCGATGTAAATCTCAGTGTCGGATATGAACTCGGCAAAACCCTCATTATCGTTATGGAAAACAGTGTATCGACCCGATTCGTGGTCTTTAAATACAACAATCCAATCATATTTAAAAACCTCAAAGTCATAAGTGTAAAAATTGATTTAACATCACTCCTCTCTAGTTAGTAATAAATCTCCTCAACCAAGTACCTACTCACGGCGTCGTTTTGATAAAATGTAGAAATTTACAATAATTGGTTGTGAGTAGATACACCCACCACGTTTATATCACCTCATTTCCTTTGGTATTAAGTTATCTAGTATCTGCTCAACTACATCAACTACTATTGAATTTCCAGCTTGTTTATATAGCTGAGAATTACTACAAACTTTCTCGGCTCTGTTAAATAACACATCATCAAACCCCATTAGTCGCCAACACTCTTTCGGTGTGAGTTTTCTGATTTTAGAATCACTAAACACTACTGATGTATCGTGGCTTATCGCTTTGATGGTTTTGGACATTCCCTCGATATAACCTTTTCCAAACCTATCGCTAGCATGAGCATAGATAGTACCTAGAGGTCTGACTTGAACGCATTTAGGGTCTTTATAGTCCCTAGCACATAATGTGTCACACCAGTCTTTCTCCTGTATTCGACTTTGTCTTGTGTGAAAAGTCGAGGCTTTTATTTTGTCAACTTGTTCTTTCGATAGGTAATATTTCTCATCGACGTGCGATTCCAACATGTCACTTAATTTCAATGTGAGAGGTTGTTTTTCAGGAAATTGATAATCACCCTCACCTAATATGCTCACACAAAATACTCTCTCTCTGTTTTGAGGTATTCCGTAATCTTTCGCATTTATAACTTGCCAATAATTTTTGTAACCGAGCGTTTCTAAAACATCCAACCATCTCTCAAAATCGGATCTAAATTTCTTTCCTACAAGATTTTTGACATTTTCCATAATGAGATATTTAGGTAACTCATCAGCCTTTTGGCTTTCTAATAGCAATCTCTCAACCTCATACAGCAACCCACTTCTTGTCTCGCCTTTTACAATTCCGGCTCCTTTTCCCGCTGTTGATATATCTTGACAAGGGAATCCATAAGTCCATAAATCGGCATAATCGAGTTTCTCTATTTTTGAAATATCGCCATAGTTTCTCGTATCTCCCCACATGGCGTTATATGACGCTATTGCGTACTTGTCTATCTCAGATATCCCCACAATTTCATGAGGAATGTCGAGGTTATCTAATGCACACTTAAATGCTCCGATTCCAGCAAATAATTCATTGACCTTAATCATTTTCCACGCCCCTAGGGATTGGGTGTCTTTCAAGCACATATTCGATATATCCACTTAAATCACCTGATGGTGGTATTACAGTTGAATGTGCGACAACCCACCCCTCAGATAGTAATATGTTTACTTTTTCATGACTATCTATCATTCCGTTTTGATAAGACCTAACTATTCTTTGTTCCATCATTTCTCCTTTATAAAATAACAACGATTTTTCCTATAAGTGGTACATCGCCTTTTGTAGGCTTTCTCACACCACTTGATTGTGTCAACAAAGTCAAAGCATATTGAGTCGGCTTTTCCCTCATGCACCCTTGCGATTCGACCTATCGATTGTGTGACTACAGCATAATCTTTGACAGGTGACGCCATGTATAATCTTTCTAAGCAAGGTATATCCAACCCCTCTTTTGCTAACTGATATGTTGCAAATAGGTATTTTTTCTTACCTGTTCGCATATCGTCTATTGCCCTTGCTCGTTCTTCCTTACCTTTTTTGCTTGTCATTTTTCCATGAATTAGCACTGCTTTATCTCGCATTTCTTTTGGTAATTGTGACATTATGGTGTCCAGCTGAGTTAATCTTTCTGATAGAATAATGCTCGAGTGGTCTTTATTTATTATCAGTGTATCTCTAATGATGTTGTTGCGATTTACATCATCTGCAAGGCTACTGATTAACCTAGTGTAGTTAATCGTACCGTCTGTATTTTGAGCTCGATGTGATATTCTCGTCCCGGTGTATATCGTTGCGATTCCTATCGTCATTATGTTTTCTGCTACGGATTCATCCGACACTTTATATGCCACATCTCCTATTAGCGAGAACATGCACTTTTCCATACCATCGGCTCTGTGCACTGTAGCTGATAGACCATACTTATATCTAGCTGATAGGTTGTTGAGCACTTTACGATATTGAGTAAGCACCGTGGGTGAGCCACTTATTCTGTGAGCCTCATCCACAATCACACATTCCCAATAGTCCTTATATAGTGATAGGTCAAGTTGGCACATCGTCTGAACTGTTGCAAATGTCACACCCTCACCGATATTAACTTTGCCCTCTACGATTGTTCCAATTAGTGATGGGGTTATGAACTCACTCGCAACTTCTTTAGCTTGCCTAATTAAGTCCTTGGTGTGACATAACCATAGCGTTCTAGCTTTCAACTTCATAAATAGTGCTATCCCACATCGAGTTTTACCTGAGCCAGCGGGGGCTTGTAAAATTCCACCCTCTGCTAGAATCATGCCTTGTACTGCTTTTAACTGATACTCTCTGAGCGATATTTCGCTCGTATAAGCGATTTTGGGAATATCTTTGAACATTTCCTCACTCGTACTGTTAATGTACAATCTAGGTGGCATTAGACTTAGAACACCATAAGGTAAAATCAGTGTCCTACCTCTCGTCTCAAACAAGTTAATGGCTTTGGGGATTCCGTTTGTCGGTAAATTCATCCGTGACATTTTAGCGTACTCGGGATTTGCAAAAGTTAGATTTTTATCGCACCACTTACACAATTCAACTGATGGGTTATCGACCTCAATTACGTTTGAAAATTTGAAATGTGACATTATCGGTCTAGCCTCAACCATTCGCTAAGTGACATTCCATAATCTCTGATATCATTAGCGGGTAATCTAGTTTTACCTGCCTCTAATGTCATCTGTATCATCAACCATGTGAACATATATATGTCCCCGGATTTGAGTTTGATCGCGAACCAACTAACACTTGGTCTTTTCGCCCTCTCGTCAAACAATGTCATAGCTAACATTTGGTTTTCCTCTATTCTCGACAAGTCGAGATAATCTTTTGTACAAACCTTGCAATCTATGAGGCTGACACTATACCCCTTGATGGCGATTATGTCAGCAGGCTGACCCGACGCATTTTGAGTGATTCGGTGCACCCAATATCCATGGTCGTATAACTTTTTAGCAAATTCTTCCTCGAATTTGTTACCAATTTGTCTGTTAAACATTTATTTCTCCTCGCTAAAGTGATATTCCATTAAGTCAGCTATCATTAGATATTCTTTTGCGATTTTGCCGTTTCTCGTGCGTTTGACTTGCTCTCTGAACTCGTCAATATCTCCGTAAAAGCAACCACATTGAACCCTGATTTTATTGTCTTTACATCTGAAAAAGGTTGTATTTCTAAATTCGGTTCCAAAACCCTTGATTGTTGTATAGCAAGCCTCACCATTTATACGAGCGTCGCCCTCTATATAAGCGTTGCCATTTACACGAGCCTTGCCATCTATATGAGCCTTGCCACTTACCCAAGTGTTGCCCCTTACATAAGCCCTGTCACCCACACGAGCCTCACCACCTACATAAGCGAATCCTCCGACATAAGCCCCACCACCTACACGAGCCCTGTCACTCACACGAGCCCCACCACCTACATGAGCCTTGCCATCTATATGAGCCTCACCACCTACATGAGCCTTGCCATC